AGGTCGCCCCCGCCTTGAAAGAACGAACCGCAAACACTTTGGCATCTCTCGACACCGTCCACCAAGGCCTCTTTGTTTTTGAAGATCTCAATTGCCACGAACGAAATGCCTACGAGAATTTGAGCGACCAAATCATCGGGAGCCACATTCTGCATCCTTCTCGTCTTACCGATCGTGGCAATTATGTCGTCATTCTGCGCGGCGAGCTGTGGAAACAGTTTTACAAGCGCTACTCGAATGTATGGAAATCGTCCGTGTGCCTGACTCTCGCGCTCAATCATGTGCCTTACTACCGCGGTTATCCTCAACTTTTTCTGGACAAAAAATTGGAATCGAGCATGCGGATGACGACGGGCTCTGCCGCGACGGTAACCGACGCCGTCCGCGAATGGGTGGAGCGCGACATTTTGCAAGAATACCAGGAAGATCCGCGGGTGCATTTGGTGCGCGCTTCCGACGCCGCTGCCAAGACTCACATCAAACCCTTTTGCTTGAAAAACAACATGCAGTTTTTGAATGCAACGAGCGACAACGAAGAAGTGCAGCAAAAAGTAGCGGCGCTATTTCAAGGCGAATCCCTGCAAAATCATGTGGTTGTCGCGGTAGGAAAATTCTGGCGGAACGTCTCCTCGTTTTCCTTCCCCGTGGCTTGGCGGGCTCGGTTGGGAGCGGTGCATGAACTTTTCTCATCCAAATGCGACCCTTCTACCCAGATATTTGGTCTCACCGCGCTCGCGTGTGGGGTCGATTTGTTGGGAGAAAAAGACGCAGAAGATGCGGTTGTTGAAGGTCCCTTTCGCACGATGCTGGAATCGGTGGACAATTTTCTGGAAGTACTCAAGTATCCCAACGACGAAGACGGGGAACCGCGATTGCTGCCAGAAGGACCGTTGGCATCGATCGGCGGAGCTTCGCAAGCCGTGTCGGCCAAAAAACTGACCGCCAAAAAGGGCACGCAGATGCCGTCGCCGTCAGCTACACCCACATTCGTGGCTGAGAAACAACCACACATTATCATTGATTTTGCCAACGACCATGGAGATGAAAACCAAAACCTGGGGGATGCCGTGTCCCTTGCCCACGATTTTCAAGAGATGGATGATTGCGAGGAAGAGGAGGAAGAAGAAGAAGAAGAAGATGATGATCATGATGAAGAGATAGAGGAGTATAATGGAGGAGACGAGGGAGACGAGGGAGACGAGGGATACGAGGGAGACAAGGGAGACCAAGACCAGCAGGATCATAAAGCTGACGTCGACATCATCAATGAACTCAAAACAGAAGAGGAAGATCATTCTGTCCGAGAAGATTTCGAGATGAGGGACGCGTTGGCCAGGGGATATGCAAATGCCATGGCATCAAATCTTGTCGACGAAATATTTGGAGACGACGACGAGGATACCACCAAACCAATCGACCTTATTCCCGTGTCCGCTTCAGCCCCAGCTCCATCCCCAGCCCCATCCCCAGCTCCAGCTCCAGTTCCAGCCCCATCCCCAGCCCCAGTTCCAGTTCCAGCCCCAGATTCTACTTCATATTGTGTTGGATATCGCATTTACGAAAGAGAAGATACTCTGGAAGCTGTTGTCAAGCGTCTGGGCTACATTTTCCACAAACCTCCTCTCACTACCCCGTCCAGACCGTTTGTCGAGTCCTCGTTCAACAAAATCAAGGGCGTGCTTGATCTGGAAATGACCAAGTTTTCCATTGAATCGGCCATTCACGAAAAACGACCCGTCCGTAGCTTACTCAAATATGTTACTTGTTATCGCAATGTTGAAGATCCCTCCTCCATTTGTTTTCTCCTTCCGATCACCGACGAAGTCAACGTCGACTTGTTGTTGCCTTCCGAGATCTCTTTGGAGAAATTCTAGGCCTCTTTATCGAATTTCCGAAAAAAAAATTTGTATTTCATCTATAAAAAGTTTGGAATGTTTGAAAAATAAATTTGTTGAAAAAAATATTTTTAAAAAAAAAATTTCGAAGAAAGGATTCTTTAAAGGTCCTTAAAATGAAAATGAAAAACAAAACAAAAAAACAAATAAAAAATTTTTTTCCATCGACCCTCAAAAGTCAGTAGGGGCCGTTTGCCTTTTTGCTTCACGGGCAAGCTTTTCCGATTGCTGGGCTTTGGCGATGTTATCCGCAGTAGGAGCCCAGTATCCCGTCATCGTTTCAATCACGTGTCGGGTCGTAGAAGAAGTCATGCCTTTGCATTTGCCCTTGTGGCGTTTCCAGTCCGCGCGCTGGCATTGTTTGGAGCAATATCCCACCAATTTGCACGCCGAACAATATTTTAAGGCAGGCGGAGGCGCAAAGAGAACTTCGCGTGTATGCGTTGCGCAATCGGGATTGCCACAATACGGCTGACAACCGCGAATGAGTTTGCAGAATTGTTTCGGATAGAACGAAAACCCATCTTTGCCATTGTCGTCCACCAGCCCCCACGTTATGGCCTTCACCAAACATTCCAAAATTGTCATCTTCACAAACTTGACAAACTTGGTCTTTGCGGCAGGTGCTTTCTCAAACAATGTTTTGAACGGTTCGTCGTTTCCAAACATGGTGACAATCTCTCTCCCTGTTTTGGAATCTTTGCCGATGACTTGCGATTTGATGCCCGCCAAAATATGCGCGATCTTGCCGAGTTCGTGATCTGTCTTGTGGATGAATTTGGGACCGCGCCCCAAATGAGTCGTCGCCATAATGATGTTCGAATAGTTCTCCAATGCATCCATCGTGAGTTTTTGCATCTTGGATTTCTCGGCTTCAGGAGTAGATCGAGCGGATTCGACCATCGGAAGCATCAGCGACTTCCATTCGGATTGCGTCATGCCGTCCTCGTCAAATTCAAGGAGAATTCCTCCATAAGCCATTTCGGCGACAATGAAATCGCGCGACAAAATGCGCAGGCCATCTTCGTCTGTTTCGAAGAAGGTACGTTCAAACAAGAAATCGTTCATATTATAAATCACCATGATGTTTTATTTTTCGGTTTGAGATGATTTAAATTGTGAAAAAAATGATTTGAATGGTTTTCGATTTTTTTTGTCGAATCCTATTTTTTGTTTTTTTTAATTGTTTTGATTTTTTGGATTTCCGCTGTTTTGATTGCGAATTTTGTTGTCAAGGATAAGAGGCAGCGTTGAGGGACGCCACTTTGAAATCGAAATCGCCTTTCTCCTTGACATTGATGTTGGATGGATCCGTCTCTTGTTGTGGTTTTCTTTCTCCGTAATCGTCGGCATCGTCGGACTGGGGCTTCGCCGCTTCCACAGAAAAGTAGCTGTCTTTCGGCAGCATGAAAACAAATCTCTTGACTAAATCGATAACAAACGAGGATGCTCGAAACAAGAGGGGGGGAGTGAAAATTACGAGGAGAGCCAAAAAGATGAATCGCGTCGCGGTCGTCTCCTGATCGGACGTAAATACAACCACCAAGAAAATAAATCCGATTCCCAAATAGACATAATAAACATATTGTGCATAATCAAGCATCGTTTGGGTGGCCTGGTTTTCGTAATAAGACTGGCGGTCGTTGGTTGCGGACGCCTCTTTGTCTTGGTGGATCTTTTTGTCCAGCACGGCAATGTCTCGTCGTAGTAGATTATTCAAGTACTCATTGTTTGATGTGGATCCCGTGACTTCTTCGTATTCATGAATGGCTTTATCCGCTTTTTCTTGATTTACATCAAATTTCGTTTTTATCTGTTTTAAGTTGTCGTCGTCCATTGCAACAAAGGTGTATGGGGAGTGGGGAGTTGGGAGTGGGGAGTTGGGAGTGGGGAGTGGGGAGTTGGGACTGGGCAAAGGCAAGACAAGCGGCAGAGAAAAACTTTTCTATCTTTTCAATCTAGTGTTCTATGCTTTAAAAAATTTTCGCCCGTCAAAACCTACCCATTCCACCTACCTTATTTTAATATGGAAGACACGGCCGAAATGCCTGTAGGACATTGCGACCCACTATTGCCACTCCAGGGATTTCCCGAAGCTCCATCAGGATTGTTTGTATTCACCGATCCCGAAGGAGGCTGCGTGAAAAAGCCCCATTCTTGGTAATTCATGTTGTCGTGCGAATACGCGTAAGCGACTTGGATGCCAATAACGACTCCCGCCACAACAAAAGTGATCATGACGAGAACCATATAAATGGTTTGGGGTAGAAATTTCAAGTAGCATATCAAACTTAAAACGCTAATGACAATACTCGTAATTGCCACCCCTTGCATGATATTCACCCAATCCGTGTACATTTCGCTATAATATTCGTTGATTTCGATTAAACGCAATTTGTTGTTGCTGTCGGTCTGCAACTCGTTATATTGCTTTTTGGTCTCGTTGATGCTGTCTTCAGTTATAGTAATCATCTTTGCGTTGTCTGCAGCCATGCTAGACGCTAATTCAGCACTGGACGCTTCATTCCACGTTTGCTTGTAAAGCGCATCATACAAAATGATTTTGGACTCGGCAATAGCGGCAAGGGCGTCATTGATCTTGGGATCAGAATTTTGCGGGTTTTGTTTCACTGATTCCAAAAGATCTTTTTCGAGCTTCGTCAAACGATCGATTTCGCTCGATATCGTTTCTGAAGGGGTCATGATGAGACCGTGAAAAATGAGATGAAGATGGAGATGGACAGGGAGAGGGAGAGAGGGAGGGACGGGGACGGGGGGGGGAGGAGGGGAGGGGAAGCAAACAAAAGAAAGAACGCAAATAAGGGAAACCCAACTTTTACAAGTGACACAATATAATTTTCATTCTTTCCATTACTTACTTGTTCAGAACCAACATTACTTTGTTGTACTCCACTCTCTTCTTCTCAATATCACTATATCCCTCGGTTTGGGTTACTATGAGTGGCAAAAGCAAAAACCAACGGTCCCGCTTTTGCAAAAGTCTCCAAAACTGGTCGATGGCGAATTTGCTTTTGAGATGCGGTTGTCGCAACAGTTGCCCGACGCCTAAAGAAACATTGGCTATGAGCGTTTCGTAATATGGACGCTGTACAATGTATCCAGTGGTCGTTTGACACGATGAAACGCGGACAGAATGCGCGCAGGATGGCGTCACGCTCTCAATATTGTTGCCCCCGAGCAGAAGAACGTCCCAGGTATCGGTCTCTTTCAAAAATAGGTCGATCTGCTCCCATAATCGGGGCTTGTCAATGAACAAAATATCGTCTTCCACGATCATGACGTGAGGCCAGTCTTCCTGCATCGCCATGCGCAAACATGCCAGGTGACTCAACGAACATCCCAGCGTTCCGAAAGAATGGGCAATGGCCCGAAATCGTTGCGGCTGATAAAATCCTAGCAGAGCCAATTCTCGCTCTACATGTTCCCGTCGATCCCGACGACGATCTAAATTAATATAAAGAACATGTTTTATATCTTGGAAAGATTTTAACATTTTCAATTTCAAAATCCCGTCTTTTGTCTGAAGCTTTTTTTTGGGGGTCCCGCAAAACGAAAAAGTATTTTTTAATTTTTGATTTTTCGATTTTAAAATTATTCGCTTTATTTTTGAAACCCCTTTGGCGACGAAACGAAAACGAAATGCGAATGATTGTCTCTATGACGACGACCCCAACCCGTTTATCCAAAATCGACGTTGTTCTAAAAACGATCTTAGAAGGACAGACGCGTCCGCCAGACAAATTATTGGTGCATTTGCCGAGCACTTTTGCACGAACAGGGGAAACGTATGCGGACCCATTGGGGCTATTTCCTGACTTGACTCGCAACTATCAAGGCGTGTTAGAGTGGGTACGTGGGGGACCCGATTATGGCCCCGTCACAAAATTACAAGGAGCCTTGCAATACCTCGATGACGTCGAAGATGATGAAGACGTATGGATCGTAACGATAGACGACGACATCGCCTATCCACCGTCTCTTTTAGAAACATACGAAAACTTCATTTCCTTGTGGCGCGGTCATTGCCAAACGAACAACACGTTTTTTAGCCCTTGCGCCATCGGTCTCGCTGGTTTCGACTTTACGCCGTCTCGATCGATACAAGACTCGACTATATCTTTTGTCGAAGGCCAAAAATTGGCAAGTGTACTAGAAGGCTACTTGTCCGTATGCTATTCGGCAGACTGCTTTGCCATGAGTATCGGTGAGACTTGTCTTGCCCCCAATCGGCCAGAAGATGTAAAAGCCCCTTTGTCGTGGATACAATACATTCAAACCTGCGTGACAGAGCCTTCTTGCCGATTGAGCGATGATATCCTCATTAGCAACTGGCTTGCTCTCTGCAAATGCCCTCGTCTCGTTTTGGCTCAACCTCATCTGCACAAACATCTACTGTGGGACTCCAATTGCATACTTCCGCATGGATTGCAGCAGGATGCTCTCCACAAAATCGACGATTCTACGGGATTTGGCAATCACAAGCGGTACACTCGGACAAAGCTGGCTCTTCATCAGTGGGGTTGGCTGGCCCCCGACTTAAATCCTGTCTCGCCTCAAGAAGTGGCTCCTGCGACGAGCGATAAGCTTTGTTATGCTTGAGCATATACTCTCGAAAATCTGTGTGTTTGCCTTCAATATCGCTGAATCCTTCGCGTTGCACGACCGTCGCAGGAATCAGAAAATACCATCGATCTCGTTCTTGCAAATGAAACCAAAACCTATCAATACTAAACATTTTTTTGTTCGATGGATCGCGCATTAATTGCTGTACTCCTTGGCGAATATTCGCAATCAATTGATCGTAATAATGGGCTTGAATAATGTATCCTGTTGTTGTCAAGCAATGATGGACTTGGATGCAACAAGATTGCAGAGAAGGATCCGCTGGTGTCTCAAAAGGCATCATATTGTTTCCCGCTATCAAGAGCACATCCCATTGATCTTTGGTCAAGGCGCAACGAAATCGCCCCCATAATTTTTGTAAAATATCAGGATATAAAAATGAAATGTCATCTTCGCAAATAAACACTTGAGGCCAGCGTCGGAGTTTTGCAAGTTGAAGGCATTGCAGGTGACTCAACGAACATCCTGCGGCAGGATTGGAAGCAAGGTATTTTGCTGAAAACCGAAAGGCGGTTTCTCCAATTACGTATCCCAATTTCTCTAATTCGACCTGGACATGGTCCCATCGGTCTGGGCGCCTGTCTAAATTAATACACAAACATGGAATTTCATTCATCACCGCAATGGGACCGTCCACAAAAAGGAATGGAGAAACTTGGGCGAATAATACGAATACTGAATTTCTGATTCAGTTTCTCTTTAAATTGATATTTCCGTGCATATATGCTCGCTCCCTCCCCCCCCCACACACCCAACACCCGATTTTATCTTCTAGGGCGCCCCGCTCGTCCGATTCCCACGCCTGTGGCATTTCGTTTGCCCACTTGTTTGGCGGAAACCACTCCTGCTTTCATCATGGAATGTTGAATTTGCATGAGTTGACGCTGTTGGTGAAGAATATGGGCTTGCGAAGTGGCGGGGTTGGGAGGTGAATTGGATGGATACGATTGAGAGAGAGGATGGGACAATTGCCTGCGACCTCCGCCTCCTCCGCCTCCTCCTCCGCCTATACCATAGGGAGCGTGAAGAAGATTTTGTGGGTGGAGGACGGGACCAGCGGTTGGAGGATTATGACGAAACGGAGTACATTCTCGCAATTCCTCGCTTTGGGCCATGGACTCGGAAAAGGGAGCAATATTTGTCCATTCGCGATTACTGTCATCGACTTCTTCTGCAGGAGATTGAGGACTTTGAAAGAAAGATTGAGGCGAATCTCGCAGGTCATATTTATGGAATTCTTCATTTTCTACACGAGCAGATGTCAAAAAATATGTGACATTGATCATGAAAAACCGATCGTGACCTACGACATATTGGTTGTCCTGAGGATTCAGGGATTCATTTTCTTTGCGAATACTCCATTGAAGATGTTTTAAAGTCGCTAGCCCGTCTACGCCTTTGTCCATGGCTAGCCGCTGGGGATTTCGTTTGCTCACCATTCTCGTAACTCCATCAAAAAACTGGAGGACTTCAGGGCTTCCAGTAGGGAAAAATTGCGACCGATCAATTTGCAAGCCTCTTTGCAAACAACGATTTTGTAGGCAAGCGTCTTCCAAGCCCCATCCCCAATAGTTAGGGAATCCGTTGAGTGCCTCGAAATCGGCTCCACGAATGGAAACGATACCGCCTAAAGCTGTTTCAAACCCGTAGAAATGTTTTACGATTCCTGGATTGGTGGGATAATGAAAGAGGCGATGAAAAGGAACCGTGTCAATATCATGAAATACAAAGGTCATTTCTTTGTAGTGATCTGGATATTTGTTCTTCATTGCAAGGAATCCGATATTCTTCATGGCACCTCGATTGAATTGACGATTGTCGCACTGGTGAACAAAATATACTTCGTATTGAATAGATTGATGCGACTGTTGGATGGAAAGGTTTACTTCATTTAGAGAAGAGTCAGTTTCGTTCATGTCGAGAAGAAAGGACAAATGTCTCGTAAAAAAAAATTTTTGTTCATGACGTTTGCGATACGGGACAATGATTACAAGAGAAGGATGGATCGACATTTATTCTTTTTATTTAACAATTACAAGAAAAAAAAGTATAGCTAGAAATAATAAAAACGAAGGAAGAGAAAAATTAAATAATATATTTATTTATTCTTTGGGTTTTTGAAAAAGACAATTGCGTTGAACGAAAACAAGCCGATGGACGATCGACCAAATGATGATCAGCCAGCACTAGGAAGAAGTGGCGGAGGAGGACATGTAGGAGGAGGAGCACTAGGAAGAATCGATCAACAAGCTGCGCAATTAGACGAATCACATCGGAGAATCGTTCATCCCGACATACTAACGATATTCAACTATCTCGATGAGTTTGTTAAGGATTTGTATGGGGGTTTACAGATGCAAAATGAATTTCGTGATTCTACTAAATTTTTAAAAAGAAGTGGTGAAGTGGATGGAGAAGAAATTGGTAAGGCATTACAAGAAGTCGTGGGAAACCTTATAGCAAAAACTTATGAAACGGAAGACGCTCTAAAGGAAGCTCATGGACAGGAAATCGGTAACTTAAATCACCAAATACACACTTTAAGAGCTAGTCTGGAAACTTTAAATGAAGAACTTCTTAAAGAAGAAAGTCGTAGAGAAACAGCGGAGTTTTTAAATGCAGAAACCAGATCGGAAATAGAAATGGTTCGAGAAATCAGAACGGAATTAGAAATGGTTCGAGAAGAAACAGATACTTTACGTGTCGAATTGCATAAAGCACGGAGTGAGTATCACGCTCTGCGTGGTGAATCTGCTGCCAAGGACCAAACAATAAACGAATTAGCCCAAGTCGTTAGAGATCACCAACAACAAATCATTCAATTAGGAGATGCCATTAAAACCTGGCGGCAGTATAAAGCGGATGCAGACGCTCACATTGCCGAATTACATAGTGCTAATCAAGCATACCGTGACGAGTCTATTGGTCTTATCGGGCAGCGTGATTCTTTAGAACGTGAGCAAGGTTTATTAAGAAATCAGCTTGGTGTATCACAATCAGCTCTAGTACAAGCAGATCAAGATTTGATAGAACAAGAAAGACGGATAGACGCTATAACGCGAGAAAAAGAAGCTGTAAGTCGAGATAATCAATTGAGAATACGCGAGCAGGGACAAAGGATTGAAATCATGATTACCCAAATCGCAGATCTTACTTCTCAAAATTTAAGTTTACAAAGTCAATTAGAGCGTTCTCAAGCCCATGAGATAGCATTACAGAAGTCTATGCCACCTTTAATAGAGGCAAACAAAGAAGTATTGAGGATTCTAGAGGAGAGTAAGAGAACATTGAAAAAAATGATTTCAGATATTGGAGAAGTTTTAGAAGATCAACTAATCGAACATATTTCGGGGGGACATTATGGAGGCGCCGCTCTTGGTGGTGGTGGCGCCGCTCTTAGTAGTGGTCGCGACGATGATGATACTATTAGAGGCCTTGTTGAACTTCTCACAGATAAGGTTGATCGTATGAAAACAGAGCTTATTATCGTGGATGAAGGAAATGGAATTCTTCATGACGAACTTAAAGCAATAGTACTTGATAATCGAGATATTCGGGAAAGTCTCGATTTATTAAGGGCCAGATTTTATACTTTTTTGGATAAACATTATTCAAGAAGGAATCCGATGGGCCAACCCGAATATGGAGATAGGAATGAGAGATTTCTGTCGTATTTACAAGGTCAATTAATTATGTTTCATAATCATAAAACACAAATAGAAGAAAGAGCAAGATTAACTCATGGAGGATTTGGAATGTCAGGAAATGCAGGAGGGGCAAGTAGTAGCTCGGCATCTGCTCATGATTCGGTTCCTTACGGACCTCAATCTGAATCTGCGTTGGTTCTTTACAGACATAATCCTGATCATGGGAGCGGAATACCTAGAGAACCTAGAGGATTTATTCATTCTTTTGATCCGAATCATGATCAATCTTGGTTATCTCGTCACGTTTTTCCTCGTGGACCACAAATTATACCTAGAGGGTCCGTGGATTCTCATAATTGGCAAATGATTCCAGCGGCAGGAGGAGGAGGTGCGGCTCCCCTCAGAATAGGAAACGGTGCGGATCCCCTCAGAATAGGAAACGGTGCGGATCCCCTCAGAATAGGAAACGGTGCGGCTCCCCTCGGAATAGGAAACGGTGCGGCTCCCCTCGGAATAGGAAACGGTGCGGTTCCCCTCGGAATAGGAAACGGTGCGGCTCCCCTCGGAATAGGAATCGGTGCGGCAGGAGGTGGAGGAGGTGGAGGAGGTGGAGGAGGTGCGGCGGCAGGGGCTCCCCCCAGAAGAAGATTTTATGCCCAGCATTTTTCCATTTTCGCAATCATTTTTGCAATTACCATGGCTTATGTTGCAAATATTAAGTTTGTGATTCTCGAAAATAGTAGCAATCAATCCCTAATCACCGCGAATGAAATATTTGCAGGAATAATGTATGAGGCATCCGTTTCAGATGACTTTTTCATCAGTCAGGCTCCTGAATCAATTCAGCAAGTACGAAGCTTCGTCGAAGCATCGATGCCAATATTTAGATCTATGTTTCGGCTCAATGCTATTGGTATGGATAGAGAAGTCCTTGTCACGAGAGGGAATGCAATGACCAATCAAATCGGAATGATTACATTTTTTACACGGTCACGACTTACTTATGAGATTACCCAAGCATTCGTGACTGAATTTATACGTCAAAATGTACTAGGTTACAATGAATTTATTGCAATCTTTACGAATTTCACAACGGATATAGGAACACCCCTTTTCAGTAATTTCACATATAAAAATCGTACAAGTTACCAAACAATTGAAACTATGGTAGAACAAGTTAAGAATGGAACGAATGTGTCGACCTCGCTTATATCCGAGTTTTTAGTACCTTTAAATTCTTTCACTCCTTACGAGCGTTTAGAGGCGCTTTATCGTTTTTCAAAAAAACTGTTTTACAAAATTCCGTCCCTTAACACATCCGATGCCTCAATAGCCTTTTCTGATACTACTATTTTTTTCCAATTATTTCTGCTCTATTTGGAATATTTAGTAAGTCGAGATACAGAACGCCTAACTTTTTTAGAGACACAAATGAAACAATTGTTTGAGAATATTTCACGTGAATCTCAAAATGAATTTTTCGAAGTCAATAAGAAATCGTTCAACGGGGGTAAGCGTCGAAAAGGTAAAATGACCCGCATTCGTCAAATGAAACAAAGGCCATTGCGAAGAACCCGAAAGGGTAGAAAGTATAGAATATCAAAGAAAAGGCGTTATTCGATAAATTAATATCTGTTTACAGTATATAAACACATAATATATATAAATTCATAATTCGAATTCATATTTTTCCACATGTCTGGATTTCAAAGCCCTAATAAACGGGTAAGCCGTGATCCAGAGGATTTTGACAGATTCGCAAGCTTGGAAGACATAGATTTTACTCACTTATCAAAAACAGTTGATTCCATGCACGATACAAATGACATAATCGACGCTTTAGATCGTATGCTAATCCATTATTTTGGTTTTGACTTTTCTGAAGTGAAAAGCCGACTTGATAAAATGATTATTGAGTCTCCGAATTCAGAAAGATTTGTCAGTAAGGTTATGCAAAATTCAGAATTGGATAAAAAAGGAATTGATCCGTCACAAATCGACATTCTTGGAGGTATATTAACAAAAGCATATAATAATAGTCCCTTGGTTAGGAGCGAAGATCGTACTGGAATCGACTCGGTATTGAAAGCTGGTGGCGGTGGTGTATCTGCTGATTCTTTTCCTCGTCCTATCGCTCATGATCAGCCTATTGGAATCATAGGCGCCGCTGGTAGGTATCCGTCAGATGCGGCAGTCATTTACTTCGCTAGTGGGGATGATCACAAACATGGAATTGCGTCAGTTGCGTCAGATGTGGCAGGCATTGACTCTGCTAGTAGGGATCATCGGTCCGATGGAATTGCGTCAGTTGCGTCAGTTGCGGCAGGCATTGACTCCGCTAGTAGGGATCATCGGTCCGATGGAATTGCGTCAGTTGCGTCAGTTGCGGCAGGCATTGACTCCGCTAGGAGGGATGATGAGCCCGATGGAAATGCGCTAGCCATTGTGTCAAGCAATGCGTCAAGCAATCCGTCAAGCAATCCGTTAGCTGCGCCAGTCGCCGTTGGCGCTAATCATGGCAGAATTGGACGACCTGCTGCAGGAGTATTCATACCACCCAAATTCTTGTTTTTTGCGATATTGATCATTCCCATCATTTCAGTGTATTTTCTTTTATTTCTCCTACCGACAAGTAATCGCAATGCAATCGTAATAATCGAAGGAAAAATGGCTCAAGCAAACGATATTTTGGACGATGCTATATTATTCTTGGAAGGAGTACCATCTAATGATACCCAAGGTGAATTTTTCAATGAACTTAAAAACTTATTGCCTGTCTTTGATTTTCTGAAATCCAAAAATAGAACGGAAATCATGATTGATTCATCAAAATTTCCCGACTTGAAATCCATGCATGGGAAAACGTTTGCCAATACCACGGCTACAAGAATGATTACACAATCAATCGTTCAAAAGTTACGTCAATTAAACATGGTCTCCTTCAATGGTTTTGCATCAACAATGATAGATATTCGTAAAAGTTTGAATGAAGACATAAATCCTGTCAATCTATCTTCCATCTCAGAAATCATCGAATCAAAGTCTCCATCTGATTCTAAAGGCAAAATAAAGGAAAATATCATCGAGGAAAAGATCCCTGCAAGGTCTTATTCAGAACGATTGCGGGTGCTTTATTACTTGTCCAAGAAGGTATATATGCAAAATCCCAAGGATGTCAGAGGTTTAATAGAAAGTACGAATCTCTTTATTATCTATTCCAAATATGCCGAATATTTAAATAGATTGCACACTGAGCCAGATAATCGTTCGCGAAGGCTAAAATTAAACGAATTATACGAAGCAATGAAATTATGTTTTTCTAATTTATCAGAAGAAACAAAAGAATTATTGACTCATTTTTTGCAAAGCAAAGATCTTTCCGATGCTCCTTCCCATCTTGGTGGTAAACGTCGTACAAGACGATATAGAAGACAAGCAATCAAAAGAACAAAATTCATCAGAACCCAAAAGAGGAAAAACCGCTTTAAATTTCGGAAAACACGAAGACGATAAAAGCAAAGCAAAAACCGATTTTCATAAATGCAATAATTTTCGAACCAGTTCTCGTTTTGCCTCTTTTTCTTTTTGTAATGATTCACGAATTTTCATTTCGTCATGGGAAATGGTCATTGAAGATTCCATTTTCTCCTTATCAATATGAGCAGAACTTTTCTTCACTTGATCGCTCTTTAATGTTTTTTTTTCACGCAATTTTTCACGTGTCAGCATGAGAGCGTCGCACATAACAGGCGATTTTCCTTTTCGGAATTTCATTATTTTCGCATTTTTGGTCTCTAGCAGCAAAAACCGCATTTCTTCATTTTGCCCGAATTTGGCCTCGTAAGCCATGGGCAACATCTTATCCAAAAACACCGAACAGGCTCGCTTATCGATGGCAATATCGACGGGACGGATCCTCCTCCCCTTGAATTCTCCACTAGCGCTTCCAGCCGCCCGTGCGAGATCTATTTGTTTTGACAAAGGAGTCGCCGACTCGGCCGTAAAAAGCAAATAGTATGTGGGATTCGTGGTTTTGAATTTGCTCGCTTGACAAAAATGAAATACACTATTCCAGTAGTGGCCGTCGGCCAAAAACGGTTGTTTTAGATCTAGCCATTCGTCATCCAATTTTTGTCTCCACTGTTTCACGGAATGAAGATTGGCAAACGAGAGCATCGTCTGATAGGACATCTTTTCACCCGCTCCATGACCAGGAAGGACATCATCTGTGGCGTGGGCATGAATCTGCAAAACAATATTGTCGTCAAAGAGGTTACGAATACTTGATTCCGACAATTCCTCTTTGTCGCGTTGCTGGATTTGAGCTTTATTGTAAGTCGAAACATTCTTGATCATCGCCTGATTTTGAAACCGTATAAAATCAGGAATGAGAGAGAATAGAGATTTTCCAGTACCTCCTCCTCCTCCTCCTCCTGATGCATTCCCGCAGCAAACGCCTCCCATTTCAAGACACTTTTCAGCAATCAGAACGCGCAAATCATAAGGCAATTCTTCAAAGACGAATATCTGTTTTTTTTTGTACGCGACCAGTTTGTACTCGTGGCCATATTTTTCCAAGAGAATATAAAAATCAGGTTCGAATGAT